CAGTTAATGGCTCGTACTAGAGTACCCAGCGAACAGTTAAACTTTAGGAGTGCGGCAACAGGTACGCACCTACTCGACACCTATTTAGAGGATGCCGAAAAGGGCGGTCTTACGTTATCTGCCCTTCTTAGTAAGTTGTTCGACGACGCGACAGGTAACGTCGATGCTTTCACATTTACCTACGATGGGACAAGTGGTGCTGAAAAGCTTTCTCTTAAAATCGGTACGGACGGTGCGGTAACTGAGATAGCTTCTTTTACTCAACTTTTTGCAGACCTAAACGCTTTCAAGTCAACGGCATTGGCTGACATGGAAGTAAAACGTGCTGATGCAGAAACAAGCGCAGCCGAGGCACTAGCTTCTGAGAACGATGCTGAGACTGCACAAGCGGCAAGCGAGGCTGCACGGGACGCATCTATCGCGGCACGAGATTTATCACAAACATATGCCAACCAAGCTTTTCAAACAACGCCCGAAGTAATTCAGCAAGGGATTATTATTGCTCAACTACATGGCGAGTTATTCAATGGGAGTAGTTTATAATGCCTAATATATCCGTATCAGACCAACAGTCTCTAGCTAACGAGTTATCCACTCGTTTGCAGAACTTAGGTGCATCCACACCTAATGCTGACTTGGTTTATCTTACGAGGATGATCGAAATTTTTAACGGTGCTGCGAACCTTAGTGCCGTTTCAGCCGAAGGTACAACACAGATTAACGCTGTTGTTGCCCAAGGTAATACTGAAATCAGTGAACTACAGACTGAAGGTTCAACCCAAATAACGGCAGTACAAAATGCGTCTGCCACCGAGCAAGCGGCTCTTGATGGACTTCAAACGAGCATCACGTCGGCGTTAAACGCTTTTCAGATGTCTCCGAGTAAAGTCTTTTTCCTTTCTCAAAGCTAACGGAGTTTAAAATGGCAAATGGATTACTAGGAAAAAAAGTCGTAGGGAGCCGTGATACTGAGGTCGTTTACACCGTACCATCAGCTAAAGTGGCAACTTACAACGTAAACGTTCTTAACGATGGGGCAGTAGCCGCCAACGTTAATTTGTATATTACTGACAAGACATATCAGGGAGAGGACTTCGTTTCATACGGAACGCCCTCAAATGCTAGTGTCACTTGGACAGCTTCAGATACATCTAACACAGTGGACTTGATGGGTGTTAGATCATCTGTCCTTGTGACTAGCATGAAGACTACACCAGTGGAACCAGCGGCGGCGAACACTGCTTCAACTCCAATTCAAGCAAACGTAATATTCTCGTACCAAACGCTAACGAATGAGTTACATCATGTAGCTCAAGACAGCCAACGGAAGGGAAATCCAATCACGTTCTATAATGGAACGGATTTATACCTTCGATCCCCTGACGATGGTAACACTTACACTATAGATAACTATGTAACTTCTGGCGGTTCGGCTGCTCAAACAGCATCAAATTTTGGAATGACCGCAAGTGACAACATCTTATGGGCAACTGCACAGGATGGACCTTGGGCTTTAGCTTATGTTCAAGGTGTTCCAGGTTCGGCTGGTTCTTTGATCAACTCAATCAATGATTGGAGAGCCAATGCAGCTACTTACAACACAGCGTTTACTTGGGGTCTAGGGCAGATCACAAAGATTGCTGGGATTAAAACCAATGAAGAGAGATTTGTAGTCGGAACTTCAACAGGCTTCAACTATATCTCAAACGACGACACACCAGAAACACAGGCTGAGTTTACATCAAATGCGATGTCACCTCCTACTGGCGTATCTGGCTATATGATTGGCGCGGCTGCAATCGCAACGGACGCAACTGATGGCAAGCTTTATATAGCGTACTCAGGTGGCAAAGTGGCATATGCAGATTACACAACAGCGTCACCTTTTCCGACAACAGGTTACAGCGTGTTCGATTTCCCAACAGGGGTAACATACACAGATGTTGTGGACATTAGAGCCGAAGGTGCAAACTTTGTAATCGTGGTTGCTGGTGGTCAAAAATATAGCTCTTCTGATTTAGGGATAACTTGGACACAGATTAAGAGCTACGCAAAAATGCCTATGTCAATTGGTGTAGCAAGTATCGGTGGTTCAAATAAATATATTGATATTGATATGTCGGGTGCGGTTCCAGAGTACACATTTGTAAGGGGCATGACGTATCGTATTCACCAGATTTCTTCTAGTAACAACGGGCATCCACTTCTGTTTTCTACAACGGCTAACGGAACCCACGCTGGTGGTACTGCATATAATACTGGTATGACATGGCAGATGGGTAATCCATCGGCTACTGGTGACTATACATCTGTGACAACTACAGAGTCAGATTGGACTTCAAATCACGCAACATACAATGGTGAAGTTCGAGTAATTGAGTGGACAGTCCCATCGGACGCTCCAAGCACACTTCACGTTTTTTGCTCAAACCACAGCGGCATGGGCTTCCCTGTTTCAATCGTGAGTGAACCAGCAACAGCACCGCATGACGATCAAACATTGCTAGTTACTCAAACCATTTGGACTGACACTAACGGTGATGCCAACCGCAAGTATGATGTGATGTTCAACGGCGAAAGTTACATGCGTGAAAAGCGTTTCTTTGAGCTACCGCAATCAGACAAGTTCGATAAAGCAGAAATCGCCTCAAACGAAATCTTAGAGCGTACTGGCATCATGGCTTCGGCTGGTGAGCAATTCGTAATCACTTCAGACCAAGAAAACGTAATTGTAAGGGTCTACGGCATAGAGGAATAGAACATGGCTAAGAAAAGACGCAGTTATAAGGTCAACAGTACCGACTATAATATTGCTGGTGGTGGGGGCGGTGCATCGGGCGATGTCGTTCGCTTTATGCAAAAAGAAACCACTTCCGTTTCTGGTGGGGGTAATGGGGTTCTTTACACTCCTGGGACTGAGTTTGTAGCTAATCCAATTAAGGTTTACGTTGAAGCTGGTCTTGCAATTACAAGTGATGAGCAAACAAACAGTACAGTTTATTACGACCATGCTTTTGAAATGAACAATGTATCTGCGTCCCAAGTTAATAACGCTGATGAATTGCCTACTGGATACGGCACAGAAATACCGTCTGGTCTAAGTGTTAATAATCAACAAGACAGTAACAATAATTCCCAAGGTTACACTAGGTTGTCTGGAACAGTTGGTTCAAACGTTGCCGAAGGAAGTTACAAGTTTAGGTATGAGGTATCGCAGCAAGGCTGGACAAAGCATTACATTGATTACGAAGTAGTTGTATGGCCTCCGAACACAACTCCTACATGGTCTAATAGTAGCTTTACAGAACCCATGATTATTAAAAATTATGTTACAAAACAATATTTAACGGTTGCTCCTACTGCGACGCAAGCTGTTGGGTTTGCAATTAAGTCTTTTAGTGGCTTTCTCACAGGGGTAGAGCCAAAAGTAGAAGATGTGTCTGCTGGTGCTGATGCTGGTCGAATTTATGTCGAAAACACACCTAATACTGCTCAAGGTGCAGTGACGCATAACGTCACTATGGAGGTTGATTTAGGTGCATACGGAAAAATGGAAAAGACTTTTTCTGGATCATTAACTTACGGCGATCCAGTAGGTCAGCTTTATATAGGGCCAGCAAGTATTAGTAATTGGGGTAATAGTGGTGTGCAACTTAGCTCTACTTACAGATATACTGGTGCATATTCCCCACAGAGCAGCTATCAAAGCTCTCCTTATGGCTCTACAGCTTGGAGGCCGATACAAGGTAGTAGCCCATCGGTAAATTACCTAACAGACAATGCTCGCGGCCCCTTCGGTGGTCGTGGTGCTGATGCGCAGTATTATTATGATTGGGTTGTTCCTAATGGCGTCACCTCGTTCTGTGTTGTCGCAGTTGGGGGTGGTGCTGGCGGTTGCTACAATTGGTCGTCTTATGGCGGCGGCGGTGGGGGAACGTGTTGGGTAAACGACGTAACTTGTAATTCTGGCGAAACATTCCGTGTCTATATTGGCACAGGGGGAAGTGTAACCGCAAACGACACGACATCTGGTGGTGTTGCTGGCGGTGCTTCATGGATGGTACGATCAAGCAACGGTGAGGTTATTTTAAAAGGATACGGCGGTGGTGGGTATAACTATCACGGAAATGCTGGAAACGTAACAAGCCACAGCTATGCCCAGTACACTAATAACACTCAGCAAATGAACCCTGGAAGTGCTTCAGTTTCGACTGCTTATGGAACTTACGGTGCGAACTATGGCGGTGAGTCTAGTCGGTCTGGTGGTGGCGCGGCTGGTTATAGTGGTCAAGGTGGCAACCCCAGTACTAGCGGATCGGGGGGCGGCGGCGGAGGAGGCCAAAACTATTCTTCTACCTATGGTTATCCCGCTGGTGGTGGAATTGGCTTGGATGGTCAAGGTGGCAACGGTGATAGTGGCTCAAGTTATAGTGGTAGCGATTGGACAAGAGGCAAATATTATTCGGGCGGCGGTGGATCGGGCGGTCACAGGGGTCGCCAAGCCGAAAATCCATTCCAAGGAAATGCACCTTTTGGTTCGCAATCAACTCACGGTGGAGAGCATGGCGGTGGTGCTGGAGGGTCAGGAACCTCATGGGGCGGCGGCTATGGTGCTAACGGCGGTGTGAGAATTATTTGGGGAACAGGCCGTAGCTACCCAAGTAACGCATTAACGGTTCAGACGTAGGAGAGTTAAGATGGTCTTTGAAGACACGCTAAGAGCAACGCGAAATGAAAAGTTAGCCAAATCGGATGTTATGATGATGCAACTCCTAGATAGTGCAACGTCATGGTCGGATTTCAATAGTAAACGTTCGGCATTGCTTACTTACAGACAAGCCTTACGAGATTTACCAGACAGCTTTCCAGAGGACATGGATGAAACAAACATACCAACCATGCCTTTATCTCCTTCTGAGCAATCAACGCTAGACGCAGAAAGCGAAGAATAACCTTACAATCACTTTAAGAGGATAATTATGAAACTTGTACCTTACCTTGACCCACACGACAATGAACAACATTACTTCGATGCCGAACAGTTTGACTTTACCCTAGCTTGGCAATTCCGAGAACCAGACGAAACAGGGGCAATTCCATCCGATGCCACTGGTGCTTGGATAACTAAGATTGCCTTGAAGACAGGTGGGTTTATGCACTGTTCTGAAAAACCTTCCGTTATAGCGGAAAGAGTTTTGGCGGCATTATCAGATGAAGGATGAAAGCTTCAAGTGTCCAATAGCAATCTTTCGTGACTTACCAGATGCAAAAGATATTGCTGACGAATTTGCTGAACTAGCCCAAGGTTTAAGATCGGACGATAAAAACGGCGGCTTAATAAGTGATGCTTGGAAAAACAGTGAAGTTGCTAAAGACCCTATGGACTATGAGAAGTATGGGTATACTAGCTTTTACAATTTTAACCTTACCAAAGAAAAGGGGTTTAAAAGAATACATGAACTTACGGTTCTTGGCATTGGTAAGTATTTAGACGAATTTGCAAAGCAGCACTTAAACTTTAAGCTTCTTAATTCTTGGTCTTCTATATATGGTAAGGGTCATTATATCCCCGAACACATACATAGCCACTCACATTTTAGTATAGTTTTTTATGCAGATGCCTCTGAAGGAACAGGCGAAATAATTTTTCGTAATCCTATGTATCCATTGTACGGAATGATGTTCACTGGTACGCAAGGTTTTTTCAATGATAACTTAGAAGTACAGCCCGAAAAAGGAATGATGATAATTTTTCCTAGCTTTGTACCTCATTATACCAAGCGACATATGGACGACAAAGAGAGAATTATATTTTCGTGTAATGCTCAAATTACCGAAAGCCACATTCCTCACCAACCAGCCACAGGCCCAAAAGTTAGGAACCCGATATGAGGCCGAGATTCGATGTAGTACCTAATCTTTTCACATCAGATGAATGTGATTTCATTATAAAAACTGGGCGTAAAAATTTAAAAGATGCCAGCTTTGGCAATCAGAAAGAAAGATGGTTTCCTTCCCTACAAAGACGGTCAAAGGTTTCTTGGTTTAGTAATGGCAGTAATCCAGAGATTGACGTTTTAATACAAAGAGCGATAGCTGCTATGGTTGAAACAAGTCAATTTCACCACGGTGTCGTCTGCAATGAATATGAAGACGTTCAGTTTACAGAGTATCGAACGCTAGGTCATTATGGGATGCACAAAGATGTAAGCATTACTGGCCCATATCGGTTAATTTCTGCAACCATCGAACTCTCTCCCAAAGGTTCTTATATTGGTGGGGGTCTTAGTATTAATTCAATGTTTAAAGAAAAGGACATTAAAGCAGATCAAGGCTCTATGGTGGTTTTCCCAAGTATCCTTGACCATAAAGCCAAGACAGTTTTTTGGGGAAAAAGAAACAGCCTTGTTCTTTGGGGGCAATACAGGGACGACACGTAGTCAGTGAATAGGGATAATGTCCGAAAGGAGTTGTTATGGCGACTAAACGTGTGTCGAAAAAATCTATGCCTTGTAACAAGCCTCGTCGCGCACCAGCGGGGAGCAAGAAGAAGTCTGTTGTAAAGGCTTGCTCGGGTGGCAAGGAAGTGGTTGTTCGATTTGGAGATCCTAAAATGTCTATCAAGAAGGGAAACCCAAAGAATAAAAAGTCTTATTGCGCACGTTCTGGCGGCATCAAGGGAAAGAGCAACAAACTAACGGCTAACTACTGGTCGCGTAGAGCGTGGGACTGCTAACATGGGTGATCTAAAGGTTCCAGTAGCACTTGTTTTCGTAATCGTCGCACAAACTGTGGGTGCGGTATTTTATCTATCGGAGCAAGCCCACAGGATTGAGCATCTTGAAAACTCGTTAGCCAAGATCGACACAGATGTTGACCAATTATTTTTAGACACAGGAGATTTGATAACCTTTGCCACCTACACTGAAAACAGATGGGCAGAGGCTTATTCAGACGACATGACATACATTCGTATGTTTGGAACTAAGAAACCCCCAGAACAGGAGAACTAACATGCCAACAGTAGGTAAAAAGAAATTCCCTTACACAAAAGCTGGTAAGGCCGCTGCTAAGAAAGCCGCCAAGAAAACTGGCAAGCCTATGAAAAAGAAGAAAGGCTACTAATGAGCCTCTACCGTAATATCAACAAGCGCAAAAAAGCTGGTACGTCGAGGAGTAAGTCTAACTCAACTATTTCGGATGCAGCTTATTCAAATATGAAAAAGGGTTTCCCTAAGAAGAAAGGAAAGAAAAGTGGCAAAAGGACCAAGTAGGCAATTACGAAAGGCGGGATGTGGAAGCATGACCGCTGCAAAGAAAGCACCGATTAAAAAGAAACCAAAATCAGGAATGAAAACTTCAAAATAACCATGACAATTAAAACTGACCTTAAAGACCTAATCGAACTTTCTGAAAGTAAAGGTTGGGCTAAAATTAACAAGGTCATGCAAGACGAAATACTAACCCTCGCTCTAAGCATGGCCCGATCACCAGATATGACGCAGCAACAAATGGACTTCCAGCGTGGGGCAATTTGGGCCGCTGAACAATTACTAAACGTGCCAGAGCGTTTAATTCACAAACTACAAGGCGAACTGGCATTAGAAGACGCAACTTATAACTCCGCTATGGCCGAGAAGGAAACTTAAAATGGCAAAAGAAGAAGACCAAATCGCTCGTATTGCAGCAAAGCAATTAACAGGCGAGGCTCCAAAAGAGCAAAGCGCACCCGCTGAAAACGCAACCCCACAAGAGCAAGCTGCCCAAGTCGCTTCACCACAGACTGAAGGTGATAAATCGCAAGAGGCGGCTGTTATGTATAAGGTTAAGATGGGTGACAAAGAGCGAAATCTTACACCTCAACAAATCACAAGCACATTTGAGCGTTACCGAGACTTAAACCACAAGCAAGCACAGATGAAACCTGTTATGGACTTAGCTGAAAAGATGATGTCGGCTGGTAATATTGATGGTGGCACGGCTGCAAAGCTTATGGAAGCTTCTATGCAAGCTTACACAAAGAATGCACAGATGGGTCGAGCAACTCAAAACCCTCAAGCTGGAACTGCACAGCCACAGCAACCATCGCCTAACGCGCAACAGCCCAACTTAGATACTGAGTTTAAAAAGTATGAAGACGATAATGCTATTTCCCTTCCCCCTGGATATAGGGAAGCGGCTGCACGTCTAAATTCTATGGAACAGCGTTTGGGTCAGGGTATGCAAATGCTCAATCAAATGACACAGCGTATGGGCCAACAGGCACAGCAAGGCGTTCAGTCTTCACAGCAAGCCCAAGGGGATAGAATGGCGGCTGTTGAGCAAAGCATTCGTAACAACCTAGACCGCGCACAACAAGCGGCTGGTTTACCAGACGATGCAGTACAAGACTTCCAAGCCTATGCTGGTGAACGTGGTTATACCGCTGAAGATTTTGCAGATAGTAATTTGACTATGAAGGTAGTTCAAGACTTTTCAAATCAGCGAAACACACCAGAGTTTCAAAGGCTAAAGGACATGTCTTCACGTCGCCAAGCCTTTTTACAAACTCAATCAGGTAGCCCAGCTTCCGAGGCGGCAAGGCCAACTGGTGATGATACGATGGCGCGGATGGCTGCAAAAGCATTATCCAATAGAAATCCATAAATAAGGGACGACACGCGACTTAATTTTCCACATATTAGTACATGAACAGACGCTACGGCTTCACTTGTTCTATAATGGGAAATTGGAAGGTCGCGTGTTTTCCGCGCCAACTAACGTCCCCCGAAAATTTTAACCTATCGAAAGGAGACTAGCAGATGGCTGGTATTCAAGGACTTCGGGGTACAGGTCAGTTTAATACAGACTTTCGCCCGAAAAACTACCGCGAGCTTTTTACGCTCTTGGAACCAAACGGCAATGCGCCTTTGAACGGACTGTTAGCAATGACAGGTTCAGAGGCAACAGACGATCCTGAGTTCAAGAACTTTAGGGACGAATTGCCTGACAGAAAGCTGACAGTAAACGGGGCAGTAGCTTCGACTTCTACTACAGCTATTACAGTAGACGCTGGTAACGACAACTTGTTTGCGGTTGCTGGTTCTATTGTTGTAAACGCAACCACAGGCGAGGTAATGCGTTGTACAGCGGATGCGACAGCAACAGCTTTAACTGTTGAAAGAAACATCGGCGGTACATCACACCAGATTGCTGATAATGCAGAATTGTTCATAGCTGGTACAGCATATGAAGAAGGCGCGGCATCACCAACAGGAGTGAGTTTTGACGCGACGGTAGCTGAAAATTTTACACAAATTTTTCGTACCGCATTTACCGTGACCGAAACTTTGAGAGCCACAAATCTAAGGACTGGCGACAAAGAAGACGAAATGGCAACCAAAGCCTTAAAAATGCACATGATGGATATTGAGAGAGCAATGTTCTTCGGTAAGAAGAACGAAAGCAACGGCTCAACATCACAGCCACGCCGTTTCACTGGCGGGTTGATCAATACTTTGTCAAACGTGATTGACCGTTCAACGGCTTCAAGCACAATGACAGAGGATCAATTTGATCGTGCATTGATCGAAGACATTTTTGCATTCGGTTCCAAGCAAAAAATTATGTTCTGCGGAGCAAAAGTTGCTGGACACTTGCAGAAATTCGGTAAGGACAGATGGACTCCACATGTGATCGAAGACACCTATGGCGTAAGCTTGACAGGTTATGAGACATTTGCGGGTACATTAGCCGTACATCTACACCCACAATTCCGTATGGTTCCTGGTATGGAAAATGCGGCGGTCATTATTGACTTCCCGTATATGAAGTACCGCTATATGGAAGGGCGTGATACGCAGCTTCTACGTGATAGACAAGCTGCCGATCTTGATGCAGTTAAGCACGAGTACCTAACGGAATGCGGCTTAGAATTGCTTCAAGACAAGGTTCACACCTACATCAAAAATTGGGATTTGGTTGCATAACCTTTATCACAGTTTGATTGATAGGGCGGCTTCGGTCGCCCTTTCTTATTGGGACGACTAAGGGGTGAAAAATCAGCATAAATAATAGGTAGGTAAATTTAGGAGTAACCTTATGACTAAAAAACGTGCGCGAGATAATAATGGTCGTCTTATTGGTGACGATCCTTCAACTCCCAATGTTAATGAAGCTTGGGTAAGTGAAGAAAACCCAAAGAAGAAAGCAAAGCAAAAGAAAGCACCCACACTAGAAGCGTCTAGTCCATTTTCCATGTATGTTTCGTCTGATGAAGAAGCGTCTGTCTTTGATCTTAGGATTGGTGATAGTCGAGTTCGTGGTGCGTGGGATGGTAGCCGCACACATGTTTGGTGGAAAGTTCCTAATGACCTTGTAAACTCTATGGCTAAACACCATCATGTTTGGTCAGGTCGCATTATCAAGGCTGACGATTAATGGGATATTCAGCGACTACGGAAAATTCAACAACGTCTGACACTTCCGTTGTGCAAACCAGTACATCTAGCGCAACACCAGAAAGCATTGTTAAGCCGTTTGCGGCTGGTTCAAAAGAGAACACCCCCCTTGAAGACTTGGTAAGATCGGCTCTTACTAGGGCTGGTAACTTCTCACCTTCCCGTATTGACGGTGAAGTGATGATGATGATGATTGAATTGGCGAACCGTATCGTTGAAGAAATAAGACGAAACCCTTATTGGACGGGTGGCGACATTGACTACTACAATGATCCTACAGAGTGCCGCCCTATTCCAGACATGATAATGATTGATGGTTTGACCGCACATTATTTGATCCAACAGGGATCAGATAAGGCAATGGTTTTTCTACAAATGTATCAAGCAAACTTAACGGATACTTTGCATAACCGTACTCATGGGAACAAAGGGTATACGGTTAATATCAAAGATGGTGGGTCGAACAAACGGTATAAATAATGGCAAGACTAGCTTACGCACCAATCGCTATAAAATCTCAGGCCACGACCTATTACGGGTTTCGTGGCATTGACCGTTCTCGTGACATTACAGCGATGGAAACCCAAAAGGATCAAAACTTTTTCAACCTTGAAAATTGTTTTGTGGACTATCGTGGTCAGTTAATACGAGATCCTAAGTTCTTTTTACATACTGGATCTAATCGGTTTCCAGTAAAAGCCCTTCGGTTCTACAACAGGGAAGGTGTTTGTTACGCAGAGGAAGACGCTGCAAATACTCACTTAGCCTCAGATCGTGGTGATAGGGTGGAGTCGGCATACGCTAAAGATGCAATAATCACTATGACTAACTTTAAAGGTAAGGTGCATATTTTCTGTAAAGATCACAGAATGTATCGTTATGATGGGTTTCAATTTGATACAGCAACAGCTTCTATCAAACCTTCCTTTGGAGTTCCTATTCAAAGAAGACTTGCTATATCTGGATTTAAAGATAGGCCAACGGTAGTTGAGTTTAGCAGAGTTGATAATCCCGACATCTTTCTAGAAGAAGAAGCTATTACTGAAGAAGTAACCCGTGCTTCATTTATCGACATTTCCAATCTTATTGGGACAGCGGATGAAATCACAGGGCTTGGAGCATTCGAGGCAAACCGACTAGCGGTTTTCACAAAAGACCAAACGCTCGTTTACATCATCGACCCAGACTTTGAGCAATGGCAGCTAGACAGCCGTGCTAACCTTCGTATTGGTTGTATCAGCCACAACTCAATTGTGAATGCTGGCTCTGACCTTTTGTTCTGTTCACGTCGCGGTATTCACTCAATCATGCGATCAGAGCAAAACGGTATTACTATCGCGGAAGCTTCTCTCTCTGATGAAGTCGAGCCGCTATATCAAGAACTTGTAAAGACGACGCCAGATCCAAGAATGATCAGCGCGGTCTATGATCCCGACACACAAACCTATCATGTTTTCTTTCCGCGTCCTGGGGGTACTCAGACCAAGAGACTATCTATGAATTTCCGTTCTGGATATGAAATGGTCAACTTCCAATTAGGCGACACACTCTTACCGCGTTGCGGTGCATTCCTTGGTGGTCGTTTAATGTTTGGCACAGCGGATGGAGTTTATGAAGCAACGGACAGGGTGATTACTCAAGACACTGGCCTTGCTGATCTAAGACGCTCACCAATGGTTGCGGAAACTCCTGTCTTATGGCTGGGCGATTTTCTCAACAGTAAGCGTACACACTCAGTAATTATTCAAGCAACAGGAAGAGGTCGGTTTTTTATCGACGCTGTTGATGATGAAGAGCGTATGATGTCTTCGTTAGAAATAAATCTTGATCGTCTTCCTGGTGATACGCATTGGGGTGATGCTCCTCTAAAATCCGACTACACCTTCCCATTTAACCACATCTTTCGCGGCGTCAGGCTTCGGTTCCGCACAGAAGAAAAGGACGTTGATACCGACGTAACGGTTATCAGTTTTGCGTTCTTAATGCACAAGGAGAAATAAGGCATGGCCCGTCTAAAAGTATTATACCCTGGAAACCATACGTCGAGTGGAAATATCGGCGCAGATGTTGAGAACATAGTTCGATACATAAACTCAAGTGAGCTTGGGGACCAAACACTAGCGGAACTTCTAAAGAAGTTATTTGACGGTGACGGTATTCTCAAGGCTCCTGTTGAGCTACGCAAAGATAACATTAATGGTTTAGAGTACCGCGTTGGTGAATACACTGAAGCTGAAGTTGGTTGGACACAACTGGCTACGGTTGCAGATATTAGAGGCGCAAGCGGTAGCGACGTGGGTACAATCGGTGCGCCATTGTTTTCATCACGTCAAGATATTGTGGTAAATGAAGCCGATAGTAATGGTGCTATTCAGTACCCAACAGGCACAACTGTTTTCAATTACATCCACGAGGCGGCTGATGCTATTGTTGTTTACATAAATGGAGCATTAGAAACTTCTTCAAATGTTACAGCCGACAATGCTGCAAACACTATAACTCTAGCACAAGCCACACAAGCAAATGATCTGATAACTGTTTATAAAGTTCAGTCTGCTAACGATAGTGGTTTCACTCGTGAAGACGTTGTTGCTGGTACATCCCAAGCGGTGTTTCCGTTCGTACACAATGAAGACCAAAAAGTTCTTGTGTATCGAAACGGTGTATTGCAGAGATCAGGCGGTACGAATGATTACACACAGCAACCCGCAAACTCGACTATAACATTTACTTCCGCTTTGACAGCGGGAGACTTAGTTACCTTCATTATTGTGGAAGACACTTCACAGGTTCGTGTGTCAGGACTAATGACCGAAGATAAGTTTACGAACACAAACGGTCTTATACCCTTTAACAAGTTAGCAATTCAAGATGCTGATATACCTCGTGCAAAGGTTGAGGGTGTAACCGAGTTACTTGCAAACCGAGGTCGGGTATATGTAAGCCCATCCGAGCCATTGAATGCAAATGCTGGGGACATGTGGGTTGATACGTCTGCCTCACCAAACGTTCTGAAATTTTATAACGGAACAGGTTGGTTGCTCACTTCGCCCGACACGGGCATCCCAGCTTTCGGAACAACAAACGCCTTACAGTTTCTTCGCGTAAACTCAACAGGTGGTGGTCTTGAATTTGCAGACGTTGACTTTACATCCCTAGTCCCAAAAACTTATATCGGCGCGGCTGATGGAGTTGCGGGTCTAGACGCTACTGGTAAACTTCCAATTGCCCAACTTCCCGATACGTTTGCAACTAGGAGTTTCTTCTTTCAGCAATCAGGCTCAATAACAAACGGAGACTACGTTATCACTCGTGCGTTTAAACAAAACGTTCGTATCGACGCTATGGCTGTTAAAAGTACAAGCGGATCAGGAAACGTACAGTTAAAAATAAACGGGATAAATGCTGGTGACGTTGTTGCTGCATCCTCGACATTAACTGAGCAAAACTTATCTGCCTCAATCGCAATCGACGCGGTGACAACTTCTAAGGAAATAGCGTTCACTGTTTCGTCTGCTAACAACATATCAGATATAGAAGTCACACTAGCGGCGGTAATCACGAATGTTTGATAATTTAACATCTGAGCAAATGAAACGTATAGCCGCGTCCCTATCTGGAAAGGGACGCTTTGGAGACACTCAACTTGTCCATGTTAATGAAGAAGAAGTAAAACTCTTAGAAAAAATTGGTGCGGGAACAATCAATCCCGACACTGGATTAAAAGAGTTTTACGTTGCTGGTTATGACAACTGGACTGACATGATTGACGGTGGTGGTCCTGGGCAATCTGGTAACACTTATGACAATGACAATGATCCAAATAACGAGGTCACGGGTATTGCCGCTGTCTCTAATTCTATGGCTGGCGCATCCCACGCTAACAATGGCCTTAATGACAAAGACAGTAAGAATGACGACAAGGATTATACCTACGAGTCCTTTACTGATATGTTTGATGGCGGCGGCATAGGTATGAAGGGAGACACTTACGGTCATGGTGATTTCTCTAACTTAGATAAAAATGGTGATGGATATATCTCTAAAGCAGAAAGCGGAAAGGGTTTAAAAGGCGGCATTGATGGCGACAAGGACAGCCCGTTTACAACTGTTGCCAACGTCGTAGGAATGGTGGCTAGTCCTATTGCTTATGGTCTTGGAAAGGTGGCGGCAAATGCGCTTGATGATGGTGGGTTATTCTCTAAAAAAGCTGGTACTAAAACTAATACAACCAATCCCGCTGAAGAGTATAGGAAAAGGGCGCGGAAAAGAAACCGTGACAATGATACTGAAACGACTACGCAATCAACCTCAACTGGTGAGACTGATACAACTGGTGCAGAAGGTGAGGACGGGACTTATTCGGAGATAAGTAATAACCTTACATATAAGGGTCCAAATTTTACATCATTACCAGAGCGTCGTAAGTTTATAGAATATGACTACACAGATGGAACGGGCAAGCCAGTTTCTTCTTATAACGGTACTGCCAAGCCTTTTTATGTGGCTACAGATCAACAGAGTGTTGATGCTTATGTAGTTGCTGAAACAGCGTCAAATGCAATCGACCAAATGGTTTCGCAATTAGACACAGAATTGCAAGACAAACTTGCGGGTTCTATATCCGTACAACTAACACCAGATAACAAACTTGCATTATATGTCGGGGACGAAAATAGCGGCTACGTCGAGGCGGTCTATACTTCAGACGACACTGGTATGTCTACTGCTATGAAAGATGTAGCAAACATGCTGGCATACGGCGAGGCAAGCGGAGATTTAAAAATTGATGCTGGGTATACGGGGCGAGTTCGTTCAGCACAAAGATTTAAGGGCTATGATGATAGTGTATTAAACACTGAGTACGCTCGCTTAAAGTCTGAGGGTGATAACTATGAAAAGGGTACGCCATTGTACTTGCTTTGGTTAGAGCGTCTTCAAGAATTAGAGGATGAAATCAAAAGGCGTGACGGTAATCCAGCGGCTAACACAGCCGAATATTCAGTAAATGGTGTCACACGGTCTATCGCAACAGCGGCGGCGGGAATGTTTGCATAAATTCGGGACGACTGACCGTCTAATAAAAGGTTAAAGTCACATAAACAAAGGAGTTAAAGTATGTCGTTTTCTACAGCAATTCTCGGATCAGCGGATGTATTCGGCCCTAACACGGGTACAAGCATCTCAAAACGTAAAGATGCTATGGCGGCTGGTGAAAAAATAGCAGAGCAAGGGCGGCATGGTGACACGATGGTTGTCCACGCTTCGCCATTTACAATGAAGCTGCTTCAAGACATCGGTGGTGCTGGTTCATTTAATCCAAAGACAGGGATGCTTGAGTTCTACAATGTAGACGACATGGTTAGAAAACGGATGGGCTACTAAAGTGGACAAATTGCGCGACGCAATCGAGATTTGGGCAAGTTGCCCAAAATACAGAGAGTACATAAGTAAGTTCCTTTGGTATCGGTTAGTTGCAGCTTACGATAACGATAAACTTCACGTTTACTATGACGGTGATAAACCTATTGGGTTTATTACTTATTGCTTCTTAACTGATAAAGAGGCTGAAAATTTAGAATGGTATGGGCCAGAAGCATTTAAACGAGAAAGTGGCGATCAGCTCTGGTTTATTGACATGGTAGCCAACGGTGGTCGTGCCGACGTTCTAAGAATTTGTAGAGATATGCGGAGCAAAATTAAAGACAAGTATCCGCTTGTAGAAACCGTTCTAAGTTTTAGACACGCAAGCCGCGTAGGATCGTGGCCTAATAAGGGAAAATGGCATGAAACACACGCTTCTTGATTTACTAGGATTAAACCCTCTTAACCCCAAAATTGTATTTGGTGGCGCATCTCAAGGTGGCGGCGGCTCCTCTAGTAGTGGCGGTGGTAGCAGTAGCAGTAGTAGCGCACTAGACAACAATCCAAATGCCGATGATGGCGGGGGAATGGAAACTATTCTTAATGATGGTCGATCCCCAATAGAAAGTGCAGCCTCTACAACTAATGCGGGTAGTGGGCAAGATAACAACCCCAATGCGGGAGATGGCGGCGGCGATAAGGGTGGTCAAGATAATAACCCGAATGCGGGTGACGGTGGCGGCTCTGCAAGTTCGGTTGGCGGTTCTGGTCAAGACAATAATCCAAACGTCGATGGGGATTTAAGTGTTGTTTTAGACAACAACCCCAATGTTGATGGACCGCTTGGAGTTACCACTACTGGTCAAGACAATAACCCTAATGTTGGCAGTAATAGCAGTTCGATAGGGTCGTCAGGTTACACGAGTTTAGATGCGATGGCGGCTAATATGGGGAGTGGTAGCGGTCAAGATAATAACCCTAATGCTGGCGGTGGTAATACAGTACAAGCCGTAACAGGCTCATCAGGTTATCCGAGTGCAGATGCGACTGCCGCTGCTGCCTCTAGTGGACAAGATAATAACCCCAACGCTGGTGATGGCGGCGGTTCTGTTGTTGTAGGAGACAACAATCCCAACGCTGGTGATGGTGGTGGTGCAGTGATGAATAACACTGCCCAAGACAATAACCCTAATGCCGAAGGTGGTGGGTACGCTTCAAACGTAGATCAAATACTTGTTGAAGAATACGGCTGGACCCTTGGGCCTGATGGTAAGGCAAAAGCTAATATGACGGGCGCGGTTTCGGGAACAGATTATGGTGATCCATCACAAGTACCCCCTAATGTTGGTGGCGGCGGTCAAGACAATAACCCTAACCAGAATGGTCCCGCAGTTATCCCGACAGGTGGTCCTGGTACTTTTCCAGTACCCACAAATGTTGGCGGCGGCGGTCAGGAAAATAATCCTAACGAGGGTGATGGCGGTGGTTTAGCTAGTATTATCAGTGAAATTGCTGGCGGTGGCGGTACTGGATCTGGCGGCGGCGGCGGTGGCGGCGGCGGCGGCGGTGGCGGCGGTGGCGGCGGCGGCACTGGAACAGGAACAGGAACAGGAACAGGCACGGGTACTGGCACGGGTACTGGAACTGGAACTGGAACTGGTGAAGGTGAAGGCACTGGCACTGGCACTGGTGAAGGTACTGGTGAAGGTACGGGAGAAGGAACTGGCGAAGGTACTGGCGAAGGAACTGGTGAGGGAACTGGTGAGGGAACTGGTGAGTCACAAGTTAATAACGGTAGTGCTAATGATCAATTTGCCGATCAAAACAATGACGGTACGATTACTGCGTTAGAAGCTGAGATTGCAAACCTTCGTCAACAGCTTGCATTACTTACTAATGGTTCTACTCAAGACACAGACGGTATGACGCGAGAAGAAATTTTGCAGTTAATAGCCGAGTCCATGCGTAATCAAAACTCTGCAAACTACAACCCTCTAGCTTATATGAACGCTTTTGGTTTCGCAGCGCAGCCAAATTATTTTGGACAGCCAATCCCAACATTCATGTCTCAAGATGGTGTTTATGAAAGACGGGCGGTCAGAGACAGAGACACAGGCGAGGTGCGCTATGTTAATGTTCCTATTGGCAACGCCTCTCTTACTGGCACGGGCGGTTTCCAACGCCGTAGACGTGCTGGCTTTGGGGGAACATTCGATACATTTTAGGAGACACCCGCATGAGTTGGGCAGACGTAATTGATTTGGGAATGGGTGCGCTAAACTTAGGTTCAGCCATCCGTTCAACTCGTGAAGCTGGTAGGCTTAACGATCTAACTGAGAAACAGATAAATGCTGACATTGCTCGTAATCAGGAAGTTGCTGATCTGTACGCCGAAGGGTCGTCTGTTATGTCGGACAATCTTTCGCGTCTATTGGCAACTTATGGAGACTTTGGGCAAGTTACCCCTTCGACGGTAAATCAGTTTAACAATTTTGTTACTAAAAATCGTTCAGCCGAAGAAGCTGCAAACCGTAAAGAGGTTGATAATCTTACGGATTATGATCGCGCAAGACTTCGTGGCATGGAAGACATGTTCAGAGAATTTGCGGATGTAAAATTAAATCAAGGTCGTGATGAAGTTTACTTCCAAGATCAAAAAGCAAAAATGACCGCGCCAGATACGTTGAAGTATGCACAACTTCAAGATCAGGTTGCTATGTCTTTCCAAAACCTTCGCAATCAAAATACTGAACGTGCATTAAATCGACAGTATTCTAAAGCACTAGCTAATATTCCAGAGGGTATGGAAAATTCCACTCTTCGTATCCAAATGGAACGTGCTTCTCAAGATGCGGCACGGGAAGCTTATAACAGTGATATGCTTGCGGCTGTTGGTGATGCTCAACAATATATCGCTGGCTTACAGCAAGCGGCTTCTAACCAACAAAACATGACAAATGCGGAACGTAATATGTCTCGCAACCTAGTAACCGATAGTTTAAACTATGGCACAACTACCTTAAATAATGATCTGCGTAGCGGTCAATACGGTCAAGATTTCTATGGTAACGAAAAAGCAATGCGGGGTCGAAACATAGAGGAGATTGGCGCATTACAAGGAATGAGAAATAACACGGCATTATCTGATTACACCAATGCGTTAAACTTAACAGGTGCAGAAAACTCTTTAGCGAATGACTTTATCAATCAAACGCTCGACCTTTCTACCGCACCTTACTCATATTCAGCGGATGGTCAGGCAAACATTTCAAATGCAAACTCTGTAAGTGCCTTGGGTACTATGGCTGCAAATCAACAGACTATGGCTAGTTCAGCTTCTAAAGGTCTTGGTGGATGGTGGTCTAACTACAAGTCAGTAAATAATTTCTAGGATAATAGAATGATAGATTTTGGTTCGTTCCAGCAAGGTTATTCTGATAGTGAAAAAGACCTTGCGGCGAGAAGAAAAGAAAACGCAGCCTTGTATGCAAACTTTGTTGCAACTAATCCTGGGTCTAGTGCTGATGAAAGAGAAAAGTTTGCTGGCTCTTTAGCGGGTAACAATAAATCTTTTCGGGCAGTATTACCTACTCGGTCTTTGATGGAAAGTAATGTTGCTGAGTACAATCGCAAAGCCCAGCTTGCAAAAGATCAAGCCAGTAGAAAACTTAAATTAGAAAATATTAAGATTGCGGGTGAAGCCACAAATTATATGGCTGACTTGTTGCAGACTACCGATGCAGAAACCGCAAGTACAATGACCAAAGAAATATATGGCACGTTAATATCAGACGACTTACTTCCTTCAATTACAGCCCAAGCAAATCGTGTGGGATGGGCAAAGTTTCAACAGGAAGCCGCACCTCTAATTCAAAACTTTAGAGAAAATCCCTCACAAGCAAATTTAGATAGTTTGTTGCGCGAAGGGTATAGTCAAAAATGGGGCAATGATCTAAAGAAACAGTTTACAAGTGAACTACAAAAAGCAAAAGACACTGCTTTTGTGGCGGCAAATGCTAATATTCTTGATATGGCTCAAAGGGTAGATTTAGAAGACGATAATATTTTTAAAAGTCTTATGGAAGCGGAGTATGCAAAATACAATGATTTGCTTACCGACCAACAAAAACAACAAATAGAACTAGAAGGTCGTGCCCAATTAAAATTAAGAAGAACTGAATTAGCTGACACCAATAAAAGTAAATTAAAAGTTATTTATAAAAACGTTCTTGATAAGGTTAATACAGACGGCTACGAAACGGATGCAGAAATAGCTGAACAACTGAAGTTAGCTATTGAAGCTGATCCTGATTTAAAAGGTACTGACCCAGCACAATATATGTCCGATCTAGAAAAAGCCTTGGATGATAAGCGTGGAGAAGTATTAGACGAAAAGAACAGGTTAGAAGAACAGGACATTATCACGTCTACCCAAGCTGCCCTAGCAAATCGTCAATATTCAGATGAAAATAATTTAGAATTAATTAAGAACATAATTGAAGGTGAGGTTGCTTTAAATCCAGACAGTGATCAGGCAAGCACACAGCAAAACATTGATGTTGCTGCATTAAGCAATCAAGTTGCAACTCACCTTACCGCTATGGGGATGTATGGAATAAATGCAAACGACCAATCAATTGTTGCAAACATAACTCGTTCGGCTCTCGACATTCGCAAACGAGAACAAGGTGCTGAAGGTACTGATGCAGAAGTAATTTTAGATCAAAGCCATTTTGCTCAAGCATATGACGAAATGCTACGAAGTGGGGAAGGGTTAAACGATATTGAGCGTATAGCAATCCAGAAAGCACTAACTGAAAAGGGTTATGCTGGAATGGCTGATGTTGTAAAGCTAGGTGATCGTGACTTTGCTAGTGAAGTCGAAAAGCAAATTAAAGGAATGATCAGAGATCAAAAAGATATTTTCGATCAAACGGAAACAACGCTTGATGCCGTAAAAGGAAATGTAAATAATGAAGCTTCTCAAATTTTAAGTCAAATAGATAGAGGCGACATTACTGAGATTATAGATACTGGTGCGCAATTATTATCGGAAACAGTAAGTTCACAAAATGTCATTTCAATTCAAGAATTAGGCAATAAGGCTAGAACCGAATTGAACAAAGTGATGGTATCAGCAAGCGACCTTCGTTCTAAAGCAGATAGACTAGAGCAATTAGCGGCTAATGATTTTTACAACAATGATCGAAACGCTGTTAAGGCGGCTAGAGCCGAAGTTGATAAGCTAAGAAAGCAAGCTGATGATCTTGAAACTGTTGGCGAAGGTATAGCGAATACCATTCTTGATCTAAAAGGACGAATGACAATTGCTTCCGAAGGAAATCCACCAAACCCAGAGGCAAGTCAACTTCCTAAGATAGTATCTAATTACGCGGCTGAAGTAAAAGTTGCTATGGATAATTTCACAGAACAGGGTGTAGAAAAAACACCAGCGGAAATTGCTAACTTGGTGTTTGCAAGGTTACAACAAACTGACAAAAACCTACTTCCTAAAACGCAGTATCAAGGATCAATTGATAACAGACGAACATCGACGGGAGAAGTTCCGTATGGTCCGTACCAAGGTCAAGATATAAATAATCCTCTTGATCGTTTAGTTTCTGGTGGTTCCGAAGTGACTGATTACCTAACTGTAATGAAAATGATTTTTGAAGAACTTGGTATGGAAATGCCAACAGCTACGGAAATGCGTGATGCCGCTGGCGCAAGAACAGTGGAAGAACAAATAATAGATCCTATTTCGGGAACTTATAATAGCATTGTTGATAGGTTCAACTACGCATTCCCTAATTTTGATTTGTTTGAAAATCCTTTGGTTGATGATGATGGGAACATGAACCCTATTAAAATTCTTCCTTAATAAAAGGGACGATTGAAAGGGTACAATCATTTAATCTGTAGCAAGGTTAAATGGAGTACCTACACATGGCAGATAATAAATTAATTAGCGATGCCCTTGGCACAAGCTTTTCTTTCAACGCACCTTCCCAAAGTTCTACATCTTACACCGATTTACATGGTGTTGATTTGCTCACTAATCAGGATGCAATTAAAGATGTGCGAGATTATTATTCCGCGCAAGGCGTTACGTTTGAAAACTATGCTGACATGTGGGACAAATTCTATGGTGATAGACGATGGAATGACGTTAATACTCTAGGTGCGGCTGGTGCTTTAGTCGAAAGTACATTAGCTGGTGATGATCGTGACCGCCTAGCTAGACTATCAAAGATATGGGCAAATGCGCCGCAACGAGGTACGACACTAGACCGTGTTTGGGACTATGGTAAGGCCGCTATTCTTGATCCGACAAACCTTATTCCTGTTGCTGGGCAAGTTACAAAAGCAAAAACTGCCTTTAACCTCGCCCGTGCTGGCGGTAAAACTCTTCAACAATCTCAAAAAGCTGCCCGTACTGCTGGTGCTTTGCAAGCTGGTAAACAAGAGGCGATTATAGGTGGTGCTGTTGGTGGTGGTCTTGACGCAATGCAGCAAGCCACAGAGATACAGCAAGGCGTATCAGATGGTTTTGATGTTGGTCGATTTGCTGGCTCTGTTGCTCTTGATAGTGCCTTGTCTGGTGCGGCTGGGACAGCCTTAGACACATTTGGGACAAGCCAAGTTGGTAGAAGCTTGCCAGTTCTTAATCGGTTCTTGGGTGGCGATTATGCAGACGATGTAGCTAGTTGGCAAAAGAACACTACGCTTGGTCAAAGTTTAACGACAAGAACACAATCCTTGGCGCGTGAGCGTGATGCTTTAGATGCTCAATTAGCAGACGAAAGTTTAGACATTGATCGTGATGTTGTTAAAGAACAGATCGAAACAATTGATATGGAGCTTTCGGACATCGAAGCTGATGGTACATTAGTCGATGATCTAAATACAAAGCTAGACGACTTAGCAAAACAGCTACAAGACGGGCAAAAGAATGGTGTTGATATTGCTCCTATTCGTACCGAATACAATAAAACACTAGACGAATTACAAACAACTACGGCTAAGAAACGGTTGCCACCTCGCGCACGTACAACTGAAGAAGTACGAGAAGGTGGTACATTTCCTGGTGAAAGAACACCAGAATTTAGAAGTGCTAGAACAACAGAGCCAGAAGCCGAAGTTAAGGCAGATGCAGAGGGTGATACAGATACACCAGAGTTTACAAGTACCCGTACTAGTGAAGACGTAGATACAGTCGAAAGTGGTAAAGTAAGAGTTGACGACACTGGCGATGCTGAAGTTGCTGAACTACCTGATTTTAAACCATCTCAATCATTTAAAGATACTTTGCCTCAATTGCTAGAAGCAAACAAAGACATCATAACCACCCAAGAGGTTAAAGCTTTAATAGCCGAAAATAAAATACGGCTTACACCAGCAACAGGACAAATAGCTAAGAAGGGAATGGATGATCTGCAAAAGATCATTGATGAACGTCGTAACACAGCGGTTGTTTCAGAGGATGATGTTAAGGACGCGACCAAGGATGCGCTAAGTACAGAGGCATCAAAAACAGAAGGTGACGCAGCCGAGAAAGCACCAATAAATGAGGAACTAGAAGAAAACCCACGTATTCAAAGAATTGAAAGTGATACCGACGACAGGGTTAGAGAGCTTATGAAAGCGGCTGAAGGTTTAGACGGTGATCCGATTGTAGCTATCCAATCTCGATTGTTAAAAACTGAAGCTTTTTCTAATTTTGATACACCAAATGTTAGAGAGCGTTTGTATAACTTGGCAATTGCTAGAGCAAATGCACAAGAAGCACCGAGAGATATAGGCTCTCCTACAAGCGACCCAAAGATTGCAGCGCAACTAAAGCAGTTACGAAAAGATAAAGCCGCTGGTAAAATTACAACCAAACAATTCAATGAACTAAACCGTCGATTGCGTCCTGAGTTTGGGCGCAAGGCTGACCGTACCCAAGTATCAATGGATCGTCTTGAGGATGTGCCACCATTCGTTACAGATATGGAGACAGGACGCTTAGTAAAAAATCCTGATTTTGTAGAAGCAGATCAAGGTGTATCAAGCGCACTCAAGGGCAGTAAAAATATTGGTGGTGGTAACTTTGCTACCGATGCAACTGGTACTAGACCGCCAGAGTTTGCCAAGTCTACAGTAAAGATCCAAGCTGAGAAGGATGCTAAAAGTGATCAGGGTAAACTATACTATGGTTATACTTCTTTCGTAGGTGATAGACATGCGGATGGTGTGACTTCAAGAGAAGACGGTTCAATAACGGCATACTATGTACCTGTTACTGGCAAATCATTTAAAAATCTAAACACTGCCCTCAAAGCTATGCAAGATCAGGGCATTAATACAAATGCTGAATACTCTTTACTGCAAGGTGAAGACGCTCCGATCTTTACTGACACACAGTTCACAAATGAAAAGAAATCTCTAGTCAGTCAACTTGAGAAAAAATTAATTACCAAAGAACAATTCAATGCAAAAGTTCAGCGACTAGAAGAACGCGCAGAAAACGCAATGGTCACGCCTACAAAGATAGATGTAGTGGGGCGGGATGGTAAAATAATTGAAAGAGTTAAGGCGGGTATACCCAACACTCGTGGGAATAAAGTTATTGCGGCTATCCCTCGCAAAGAGTTCGATGGTTCTGGTCGTGTAATTTTATCGAAAGTGTTGACCAAAAGACAAGTTGACAGTGGTAAAAGCGCAGAGGCATTGATCGGCAATGAGA